CGAGAATCTACAAAACAGTTTAGTAGTAGATAAAGACGATGGTCCAGATGACATCGCAGATTATGTATTAAAAAAGCGTGGCAAAAGACACGATTATTTTACGAGTGCTTTACCATGGCCACAAAAAGGTGACGCAGTTTCACTACCAATTGGTACATCAGCACCAGTTAAATATGAAACATTTAGTGGTGGTACAAATGCAAATGATAAATTTGCAGTAATGTATAACGCTAATGATGATGGAAAGTTCCAATATGGAGATACATATGGAGTTTATACTAACAACACACCACAACAAAGTAAGCATAATTTATATGCTGATTTAGGTGAATCAAGTGTTGCAACTATTAACCAATTAAGAGAAGCGTTCCAGATTCAAGGTTTACTTGAAAGAGATGCAAGAGCTGGAACAAGATATACAGAAATCGTCCAAGGACATTTTGGTGTAACAAGCCCAGATGCAAGATTACAAAGACCCGAATACCTTGGAGGAGGAAAGGATAGAATTAATGTCAATCCAATACCACAAACTTCTTCAACCGACGGTACGACGCCACAAGGGAATCTTTCAGCCTATGCGACTACTGGGTTTAGTGGTCATAAGTTCACTAAGTCTTTTACTGAACATAGTGTTATTATCGGCCTTGCTTGTGTTTATGCCGATTTAACTTATCAACAAGGTTTAGCTAGACATTGGTCTAGACAAACAAGATATGATTTTTATTGGCCAGCTTTGGCGCACTTGGGAGAGATGTCGGTCTTGAATAAAGAGATCTATGCACAAGGAACTGCTGATGATGATAATGTTTTTGGTTATCAAGAGCGATATGCAGAATATAGATATAAGCCTAGTCAAATCACTGGTAAATTCAGATCAACTGTTAGCAGTGGAAGTTTAGACAATTGGCATCTAGCACAAGACTTTTCTGCATTACCGAGCTTAAATGCGTCATTCATAGAGGAGAATCCTCCAGTCGATAGAGTGATTGCAGTAACATCAGAACCTCAATTACTCTTAGACGTATATTTTAAACTTAAGTGTGCAAGGCCTATGCCTACGTATAGTGTACCTGCCCTATTGAGTCATTTCTAATGGATCCAACAGCAGCATTAATAATGGGTGGAGCTTCCTTATTGGGAGGCTCCATACGTAATAGAGAAGCAAAAAAAGCTTCTGCAGCACAAATGGCATTTCAAGAAAGAATGTCAAATACAGCATATCAAAGAGCTATGGCTGATATGCGAAAAGCTGGTCTTAATCCAATTTTAGCTGGAAAATTAGGCGGAGCGTCGACCCCTACTGGATCGACATATAATCCAACAAACATTGGAGCCGAAGCTGTTCAAGGAGCAATGACGGGTGCCCAAATTCAAGGTGCAATGGCTTCTGCAAAAGAAGCAACAGAAAAAGCAAAACAAGCTGAGATGGATACAAAATTTTATCAAGATTTTGGTTTAAGCCCATCTCAAGTAAAACATACTGGTTTTAATCAAGCTTCATCTGAAATTTGGGAAAAATTAAGAAGTATGCCATCTGGTGTTATTGCAAAAATTACAGAGCAATACAACAGCGCAAAAGATTGGATGAACGCTATTAATGCGTATAAACGCAGAAAACCTGCGCCAGATACGATTATGGGATCTGGTAATAAAAAAGGAGATTCTAATAAGCTTCTTAATATTGGACCAATATATCCAAAATCATATAAGTGAGGAAAGAATGAAAGCAAATAAAATACCTTTCAAAACACCCTACAATGGTAGGGTTGCGTGCTCTTTTGAAACGACAGGAGAATCGATGACGCAAGAGCATTTCAAAGAAGAAACTGAAATACTTAATATTATTAGGCGTCACGATCGTAATGGAGTAATCGACCATATTAATAAAGGATCAGCTATATATGGCGATTTTTCCGAGATAACAGACTATAGAGATATGATTCATAAATTGCGAGAAGCAGATTCTGCTTTCGCACAAGTACCATCGGATATTCGTAAACGATTTGAAAATGATCCGGCAAAGTTTTTTAACTTTGTAACCGATTCAGCAAATCATGATGCGTTAGCAGAGATGGGTTTGGTTATGAAAAAAGAACCTGTTTCGAAAGAACCAGGTTCTTTAAAGAATTCTTCTCCTAATACAGAAGAAGAAAAGCCCTCCTCCCCTGAGGGGGAGGGGGCAACCACACAGTTACCCACTTGATGTAACTGTGTGGACTGACACCACAACAGCCACTAAAGGAGATTTCGAATGGCAATGAGAAGAAAAATGAGTAGAAGAAAAAGTAGAAAACTTTTTTCTAAAACAGCTATGAGAACTCGTAAGAGGAATCATAGTAAACCAATGAGAGGTGGTTATAGAATTTAACAATGCCTTGTTATAATCCTCTCTTAGCTTACCGTGAAAACGGTAAAATAATATTTAATAAACCCTTTGCTTTTGCGAAGGGTTTTAATTTGCCATGTGGCCAGTGTATAGGATGTAAACTATCCTATGCACGCCAATGGGCAATAAGATGTTTACATGAGGCACAAATGCACGAAAGTAATTGCTTTATAACATTAACATTTAACGATGAATATTTAGTTAAAAGAAAGAATCCATTCAGTTTAGATAAAACTGAATTTCAACGTTTTATGAAACGTTTAAGAAAACAATTAAAAAACAAAGTTAGGTTTTTTCATTGTGGAGAATATGGAGAAAAAAATGGCCGCCCACATTATCATGCTTTGATATTTGGGTATGATTTTCCAGACAAAAGAAAATTTAAAAGTAAAAAAGGAACAACATTATATACAAGTGAAAAACTGGCAGAATTATGGCCACATGGTTTTTCAACAATTGGCGATATAACTTTTCAAAGTGCAAGTTATACGGCAAGATATATTACAAAAAAAATAACCGGTGAGTTAGCTGATAAACATTACGAGATAATAAATCCGGATACTGGTGAGGTGTCAAAAAAACTGCCAGAGTATTGTACGATGAGCAGAATGCCCGGCTTAGGGCAAAGTTGGTTTGATAAATTTAAATCAGATGTTTACCCACATGATTATGTGGTAATAAATAATTTTAAATGTAAACCACCAAGATTTTACGATAATCAATTATCGGAAGAAGAATTAAAAGAAATAAAACAAAAAAGAATTGACAAACAAGATGTAGTATACGAACATCTTTGGGAATATGATAAATTATGGAGAAAAGAAAAACATAAGTATCATACTTTAAAGAGTCTAATCAGAGACTTATAGCGATTTAGACTCATAGTATATATTATGAAACCATTTTCTCCAAAACAACATATAGTATTAGGAGAAAATTATGGAAAAACATTTATATTCAATATTAGATACAAAATCACAATTATATAGTCCACCATTTATTGCTCAAAATGATGCAATAGCAATTAGAATGGTTATGGATATTTTAAGAAATCAAGACAATAATTTGTCAAGATATCCAGAAGACCATCAACTTATGTTGGTTGGTTTCTGGGACGAAGTAAATGGAGAAATCATGGGGGTTGATAAAGCACCCTCATTGATTGATCCAGTAACAAAAATCAAACAATTAACGGAGAATAATCATGCTAGCACCTCCTAGTGGAGCATTACCAACAACACAAACAAAAGACTTTAGTAGAGTTCCTAAAGTTGATATTCAACGCTCTGTTTTTAACAGAGATCATGGACTAAAAACCACAATGGATAGTGGTTATTTAGTTCCAATATTTGTCGATGAAGCGTTACCCGGTGATACGTTTCAGTTAGATGCAACGGGGTTTGGCAGACTTGCCACCCCTATCAATCCATTTATGGATAATATGTATATAGAAACATTTTTTTTCGCAGTACCAAATAGACTTATTTGGGATAACTGGGAAAAATTTTGTGGAGAACAAACAAATCCCGGAGATAGTATAGACTATCTGGTTCCACAAATAGAAAATGCAACAATAACAGAACAAACACTTTACGATTATATGGGAGTACCTTTAAATGTATCTGTTAGTTTTAATAATCTTTTTGGTCGTGCTTATAACTTAATTTATAATGATTGGTTTAGAGACGAGAATCTACAAAACAGTTTAGTAGTAGATAAAGACGATGGCCCAGATGACATCGCAGATTATGTATTAAAAAAGCGTGGCAAAAGACACGATTATTTTACGAGTGCTCTACCATGGCCACAAAAAGGTGACGCAGTTTCACTACCAATCGGTACATCAGCACCAGTTAAATATGAAACATTTAGTGGTGGTACAAATGCAAATGATAAATTTGCAGTAATGTATAACGCTAATGATGATGGAAAGTTCCAATATGGAGATACATATGGAGTTTATA